GTTGTGTACGTGGCATTTTGGGGCGCACCAAGCACGTCAATTGCTTTGATTTTGTATTGGTCTGGAATTAAGCCGGGGTTGTACACTTGATACTGCCCGAAGAGAATGAGCCCCCCGACAGAGACTTGAGTCTGTATATCGACAGTCCAAAAGTTGTTCGTGTCGCGTCCAGCCTCTGTGACTACAACCTCGTTGCTGCCAGCCGTTGTGCTAAAATTAACCGCCGCACTGGCCGTTAACTTTTCAGGCGTTATATCTTTATTCGAGCCATTAAGGATTGTGGTTAGAGATCGACCGCCACCATAGATTAGCCCGCCTGAGGTATATGCAGCAGGTGCAGAGCCAAGAACATATGAAACAGTTGTTGCGGTAGTTGCAGTAATAGTAAAGGTGCCATTATAAGTAGTTGGAGTTATTCCACTGACTATAATGCTTTTGCCAACAAGGAAAGAAGCGCCACCAGTAAACGTAAGCGTTACAGTTGCACCAACATTGCTGGCACCCGTTACGATGCATGGCGAGATGCCATCAGCGCCCACGCCAAGGTATGAGTTGGAGTTGGTGTCTTCCCAAGCCCACAAGGCGCGGACAGTCGAACCAATGTTGATGGTGTACCCTTGGGGATACTGAGTCCAGCCACCAAGCTTCTGAACTAGGCCGCCCATAGTCCGGTCAGGGATGAATCGAATAAGCTGGCTCTGCGAGATTGCGGCCTCGTTTAGGGCTGGCGTCTTGTTCTGATCGACGCCGGGCATGAGTTTTAAGCTTTGATGGGGCATGTTTTAACCCCTTGTCGGTGTAGCAGCAGTGGCCGGACTCTGTGATGACCACCCGGCTGCATCAAACTTCTTGCGAGCCTCTTCAACAATGGCGCTCTTCAGGAGAGCTTGATATTGGCTTTCATAGGTCACCGCCATTTGTGGATCATCATTAGCTCGACCAAAATTCCGCTGATATGCGGAGATATAGATCATGGAGGCCATGATGAAGACATCCGGCAGATACTGGCTGATGAAGGTCGTCGTGTTAGTCGATGACAAACTATTAGGGCGATACGTGCCAACGACTTCAACCGGGTATGCCTGATCTGGCACAGGTCCAACGAAGAACAGCGTCTCATTGAATGGGACAAAATACTGCGGCTGTCCTTGATTGGCCGCTAAAGACGATCCGTACACGGCATCAAGGAACTCTTTTGTTGTAGGCAACAGTGGCACACGGACGCATGCATCTGGGTTTGTTGTAGACGCAGCGTTGCCGCTTGCATCCGTCAAAAGATTAATTTGCTCGCTAACAACAAAAGTTCCGGATTGTGAATCCGAATTTGAAGCTAAGTTTATGTTAAAAGACAAATTCCTGTTACCGGGCGTCAAGACAAAGCTGACACCATGCAAAGACGTAGACGTAAACATGAAATCAATGTCACGGTACATCCGGTTTTCGGCATAGGTGATCATCTGAGGCAGAATCGTCACGAACGCAGGGTCATTCTCAGCCACAACTGCCATTGTGGCTATCTGGGTGACGTAGGTCGAATATGTGAGCCCTGTGGTCATGGTAACTCCGCGATCCGCCCTTTATACCACCGACAGGACGTTTACGCCATGCCAGAGGCTTTGTCCTTGACCTCGGCCACCCGGCGGCTCCAGCCCTTGCCAAACGCCTCAAATGTCGGCAGGCGCTTGAGGAAATCGAGGCGCATATCGCAGAGAGCATCAACCATCTGTTCTGAGTTGCACTCTCTGATCGCGCCCATAGACTTAGGGCCGAGAATACCGTCCGCAGTGACGCCAGCAATTGTCTGTAAGAACTTCGCCGCTCTGCCGGTGCCGGAGTTAACCGCCAAGTCATAGGCGGCGTAGTCCACGCCATTGGGGAGTTGGTCGCCCTTAATCTTGTCCCAATACATGGCCTTGTAGAAAGGCTTCACCGTCTCTGGCGTGAGTTTGCGCATGAAGGCCTCGTCCACGGGCTTGCCGACGTATCCCTCCCACGCCCGCTGAGTGACGCCTAAGTTGGTGCGCCCCCCCGGATCGCGCGGATCGTTTACGTAGCCGCCCTCGTGGACCAGCACCATCTCAAAACTCTTGTCCCAATTCTCTTGCATTTTACTTATCCCTTGCAGCGAGAGCGTCAGTCTTGGCCTTCGATCCGGCACTGGACCCATAGTAAAATTGAACAATGCCGCCAAACGCCGAAGTAAGTGACCCAATCATCATGAGAAGAGCCTCTACTCCTGTTTTTGGCAGGCCAAAGGCCATCATCCAGATCAGGATACCAAAGAATCCAAAGGTGATGAACACCGCCAGCGCCTTGGGCAACCAATCCTTGTTAGCCATCTGCATCTGCCGGGCACTGTCGCGGTCACCGGCGGCAATCCGCTCAAGGTCAATGTCTAGAGACTTCATCTGCACCTTGAAGTCAGCGTCGATCTTCTTGATGGCGGCAAGCTGGTCAGGCGTAGCTGAAGCCATAGCCTCAGAGATCTGCTCCTCGGTGCCATCCTCATGCCCGAAGAGGGCGCTGGACAGAGTTTTGACGGCAACGCCAGCCAAGGGGCCGCCCAGAGCGGTGGCAATGGACGGGGCCAGTTGACCAAGTAGGGGGCCAAATTGTTTCAGCAAGTCCATTTTATTTCCCCTCAATGTTGAACGTCAAGTTCTTGTGGTCCGGGTACGCGATTACGACGTTGCCCTCGGGGCACTTGTACATGATGCGGGCGATCAGCTTCGCGCCGCCGGGGGCGACGCCATCCGGGTTCTCCACGGTCATCGTGTAGCCGAATTTGTCCACGGTCGGGCTGGCGGGGCCGCTGAACTTGGCGACTGACGGGAGCGCCTTGTGGACCATGTAATCGGAGTCGCGCACCTCAAGGCTGAAGTCCTCAACCGTGCAGTCGTCGCGGATCTTCTGGCGGGCTACAACTACCTTGAATGACCCAGATGCAGGACCACTGGTGATGCTGAAGTGTTCCGCATCCCATTTTAGGATGTCTTTTGGCGGCAATTTAATCTTATCATAAAGAGAATATCCGCCACCAAGCATCGCCATGACGGCAGTCACAACTGCAACGGGCTTGGTGATAGAGTCGGTATCAATCACTTGTCAGCCTTTCTCTTCTCAAGGCTGTCTACTTTATCAAATATTTGTCGGCATAGGTCTTTGATTTCTTTTAATGATTCCGAAAATTCTTCACGCTTGACGTAGTGGCTGGGAAGCTCAACTTCAATATGGTGAAGGTCCGCCTTCAAACGCTCGACCGCTTCCCACAATTGTCGGGCAAGCCAGCCAATCAAAGCTAGAAACGCGCCAAGGACAAGATTGATTAATGTTTGAGTGTCCATCGCCTACGCTGCCTCTTCACGATCACCAGAAATAGCCTTGCGAATATACTCTAGATTTGCCGCTAGGCGAATATCATCAGGCTCAAGCTCAAAAGCTATTTTTGCGTGGTGTAGCGATGGCCCATAGATGCCAAGGTTCCATGCAGCAATACTGGCAAGATCATGTGGTTGCGCACCCCAGACAACCGGGTCACATGTATAAACCTTAAGGCGATCAGTGATCCTCAAAGCCCTCATGGCATAAGCAAAACACTCTTCCCACCGAGACTGGCGGTACATGAGCATAGCCAGTTCGCACCAAGGCTCACGAGTTTCAGGGGCCTCGGATGCAGCCATTTGAAATGCTTTCTCAGCGCCAGCAGGGTCACCCAATTCGTTGTAGCAACGCCCCATAACCCTGTAGGCGTAGCATCTCTCATTCATCCATGTAGCGCGGGGCAATGCCAAATAGTTTTTGCATGCATCCACCGACTCTTGCCAACGAGCATTGAAACTTAATTCACGGGCATAGTAGAAGGCATTGCGTGGGCATTGCGGGTCTTCTTTTACGGAAAGCTCCAGAAGATCCATGTATTGCCCACGGCTTTTGGTCGGGTCGGGCTTGTGGACGGCAATGAGGAAATCGGTTTGCGCCCAAACTTCCGTGATTCGTCCATCAGGCATAGGATATTCGTGGCATGGGTGATGCCAGTGGTATCCGTGTCTGGCGTGGATTTTTTCGTAGTAGAAACTGATGCCACAGCCCCAATCAAACATGTAACGGAGGCGAGTGGTTTCTCCCTTGATCCAGACACGTTCTATCTCCTCGCGCCAGCCTGATTGTAGAACCTCATCAATGTCTAAGCTGATGCATATATCAAAATCCCGAGGAATAAGGGAAAGAGCAGAATTGCGAGCAAAATCAAACCGCCAAGGAGTGATGCAAATATGATGAACCATCGCGCCATATTTCTCAGCCTCTTCGGGAAGACCATCATCTGATCCTGTGTCGGCAATGAGGATGAGGTCCGCATCCTTCGCGGATTCACAAAACCGCTGCGCAAAATGCGCTTCGTTTTTGCTGATTGCGTAGACGCATATCTTCAACTTCTTTTCCATAGCGGTTCCCCCTCGCTGTTGGAATTAAACGACAGTCCAATAACTGCCCGATGGAACAGTTACCGTGATGCCCGAATTGATCGTTATAGGGCCAGCCGACATAGCATTGTAGTTCGTTGTGACCGTGTAGTTAACGCTCACTGTTTGTTGATTTTCGTAGAAAATTCTATCTGGCGAGCCACCAGTAGGATAGATAGACCCGGTAGGACCAGTACTGCCCGTGGGGCCACCCGGACCCGCCAACCCCGTTGGACCTGTAGGGCCACCAACAGTGGATGCTGCACCAGTGGGACCAGTTGGCCCCGCAACCCCTGTGGGGCCGGTAACAGTAGAAGCTGCGCCCGTAGAACCTGTAGGGCCAGTAGGCCCCGTAGGGCCAGCAACAGTAGATGCTGCTCCAGTTTGCCCTGTGGGGCCTGTAGGCCCAGCAACCGTGGAGGCGGTTCCTGTGGGGCCAGTAGGCCCCGTAGGGCCAGCAACGGTGGAGGCCGCACCTGTGGGGCCAGTAGGGCCTCCAGCCGGGCCTATAGATCCCGTGGGGCCGGTTACGCTTGGTCCCGTTGGCCCGGTGGGGCCAGTAATTCCCATAGGCCCCGTAGGCCCGACACCTTGCAGATTAGCAATCTGCTGCGTTGTAGCCCGTTTGGATTCGCCCGCCTGAACAACTTCAATTTGTTCCGTTCCGTTAAGAGCGGTAACGGCACCAAGATTGGGGATCTGAACATTACTAGCGTATCTAGGCATCAGAGCGTCCCAGTCTTTGGAATTTCATCAAAGCCATAAGGCAAGCTTGGATTGTTTATAACATATCCGCCGCTGACATATGCACCAGTGAATGATGAGTTCTGAAGATCAAATTGGCTAGGATTAATGACCGTGATCGTCCACTTCCCATTGGCAGCCGTAACGCCAACGACATCATTGATGATGACCCTCTGCCCTGTGATAAACCCTGATGTCACGCTGACAGTGACGCGAATGATTCCAATCCCGTTGTTGGCAACATTGGTGATGTCGCGGTAGGTGACAGCATTAGGATCGGTGCCCGGCTTCTGGTTGGTGCCATAAGGGGCTTCACCAGTTTGCTGGGTCACGCGCTTATTGTCAGTCGCTACATCCAAGACAATTGTCCCAGAGGTTGTCTGACTTCCAGTAGTGCTATTTAGATAAGAAGCCAACCCAGCCGATGATGCGGTAACTATATAAGTGCCGTTATAGCCAGAAGGGACAACGCCATTGACCGTGATTGCAGAGCCAACGGAATAGGTAATTGATGACGAGAAGGTAAATGTAGCCGTTGTTCCATCTCCAGATGCAGAAATGGTTGCAGTTGCATCTTCAGGAATGGTAGTGACGCGAGTGTCGCCCTGCTGAACCGGGATGCCGGTAGACTGACTGGTTGTATTATAACCCGACACCTGACGCCGGTCGATCTCATCCCAAGCATAGGGCTCTACGCGCGGGTTCACAATCGGCACAGGGTCAGCCGGGATGATGATAGCGCGAAGCTGGCTCTGCGGGGTGTCATAGCAAGTATTGCAGACAAGGATGCGCTTGTTAATCAGGGACGCGCCTGCCCAATCATATTGCCAGCGAAGATTTACATGGTTGTACCAGATAGCGCAGCGGTCGCAGATGGCAAACGCTTGCGGATTTTTGGCGCTAGTTCTGGCTCTACCGGATCGGGATGCGTAACCCATTCATCCCCTCCATTAGCGGAAATAACCGGAAATCATCGGGGAGATATATTGCTGGGCCTGCTCGATGTTTTGACTTGCCGCGATCTGATACGATTCATCAGCCATCGGTTTGATCATCGCCATCGCGTTAGGGTTCCATATCTGGGCAAGACGCAGCGCAAGCCCATAGGCAAACGCCTCAAGCCACAGATAAGGGATCTCGACGGTCTGCCCATTAGAGAATGCGGAATCCTGTATTTGGCGCACCCGGTAATATTTCAAGCTCTGAGGGCCGTTGTCCGTATTTGGGACCGGCCAGAGTGTAATTGTCGGGCCTGTAGTTGCGGGCGTTTGAGTAGACCGAGACGCGCTAATTAGCCGGTCGAACCAGTAGACAGT